TCGCACGAAAGAGCGTCATCCTGGATTGATCTGAAATCGCGCCCCACCGGAGTTGATTGCGGCGGATTTGTTGGGACATTGAGACGAAATCATTTTTATTGTATACAGCGATCGATCGCCATCACATTGGGCGATGGCGATCGCTGTATCGGCCGACGTTCCCGATGCAAAACCGCAGGTCAACCAGGGCGTCAAGCCCCCCCTGGGGGTCTGATCACCCCGGAACGTACTGCGGGACGCAATGTTTACGGGTCTGGGCCAAACGATCGAACGGCGATCACACCGGGTACGGGATCGCCGTTCGATCGTTTGATGCAGACCCGACTTGGCACACCGTCATGGTGGCGCTCCACAATCACCATCCCGACACGGGAGGCAACAAATGGCAGGCGTAGGCCCTCCACCGAAAGATCCGTCGAAGCGCCGACGGCGCAACGCCGACGGGAAGGATTCCACCACGGTCGCTGCCGACCGAAAGGTGCGCGGTTTCGCGTTACCAGCTGGCGCGCTTCCGGACGGCGAGCAGTGGCATTCCCGAACTCGGGCGTGGTGGGAGACGTGGCGCAAGTCCCCTCAGTCCCAAGCGTTCGTCTCCACCGACTGGGACTTCCTGCTCGACACCGCCGTGATGCATCACGCCATGTGGTCGAAGGGTCGATGGGACTTCGCCGCAGAGCTGCGGCTCCGGGTGGCCAAGTTCGGAGCGACCGTCGAGGACCGAGCTCGGCTGAAGATGACGATCGAGACGCCGCCGGCTGAGCGCCCAGCATCCACGAAGGAAGCGAGCGTCACCGACATCTCATCGAGGCGCAAGCGCCTGACCGGATAGCCCGGTGCCGCGCCAGCTGGTGCGAGCCTCGACGCACGATCGCAAGCGCTCGCTCGGCTGGCTGGCCACCGAGTGGATGGAGTTCTTCTGCGTCCACGGTCCTGGCGACGTCCAGGGGCAGCCCGTCGTCCACGGCGACGAGTACACCGGTTTCATCGTCGACTGCTACGCCCTGAGCTCGACTGGGCGCCTGCTCTACGACTCGGCGTTCTTGTCCCGGCCGAAGGGTGCTGACAAATCGGGCATCGGCGCCCGATTTGGCATGTTCGAGGCGCTGGGGCCCTGCCGATTCAAGGGATGGGCCAAGGGCGGCGAGGTCTACAGAGATCCGTGGGGACTCGGCTTCGAGCATAAGTACAAGAAGGGCGAGCCGATGGGCCGTCCAGTCACGGTGCCCTACGTCCGGTGCATGGCCACCGAAGAGGACCAGACGGGCAACGTCTACGACTCGATCCTGTTCAATCTGACCGAGGGCAAGCTGGCTGAGATCCCCGGGCTCGATGCCGGGCTCACTCGGACTTACCTGCCCAACGGTGGGGAAATCACCCCGTCCACGGCCTCGAGCGCCTCGAAAGACGGCGGCAAAGAGACCTTCGTCGTGTTCGACGAGTCGCACCTCTACAACAACCCTGAGCTGCGACGCATGTACGCCACCGTCACCCGGAACATGCGGAAGCGCAAGAAGAACGCCGGGACCTGGTACCTCGAGACCACCACGATGTTCGCCCCGGGTGAGCAATCGATCGCTGAGGCCAGCTACGCCCTGGCAGCGGCCATCGAGGAAGGTCGGACCAAGCGCCAGAAGCACCTCTCCGACCATCGCTGGGGGGAATGCGACGACCTGACAGACGAGGCAGCTCTGCGGAAGGCCGTGGACGAAGCCTTCGGCGACGCGGTGGAGTGGAACTTCCTCGACGGCATCATCGACGAGTTCTACGACCCTCGCAACGACCCCACCGACAGCCGGCGCTACTTCCTCAACGCCCCTACCGAATCGTCGAATGCTTGGCTCGCTGAGCACGAATGGGCCGCTCGACGGGACATGCTCAAGGTGGTCACCCACCAGGAGCCGATCGTCCTCGGCTTCGACGGTTCCCGAAAGAGGAGCAGGGGAGTCACGGACGCCACGGCGCTGATCGGCTGCCGGGTCCGAGACGGGCACATCTTCCAAATCGGGGTTTGGGAACAGCCTGACGGCGCCATCGGCGGCGCCTGGGAGGTCCCGGTGACCGCCGTCGACGCCACGGTGATCGACACCTTCCGGACATTCAACGTGGTGGGCTTCTACGCCGATCCCGCTCGCTGGGAGACGAAGGTCGCCGAGTGGGAAGCCAAGTTCGGCGCCAAGCTCAAGGTGAAGTCCTCCCTCCCTCACCCCATCCAATGGTGGATGACCGGCGGGAGGGCCAGCAAAGCCGCTCAGGCGATCGAGGAGTTCCACGGGGCCATCGTCGACGGGGAAATGACCCACGACGGAGCAGGGGCTCTCACCAGGCACGTCCTGAACGCCCGCAACCGTGCTGGCCGGTACGGAATGTCGATCGGCAAGGAGTTCCCAGACAGCCATCGAAAGATCGACGCTGCCGTCGCCGGATCCTTGGCGTGGCGCTGCCGGCTGGACGCCATGGCCAAGGGGATCGGTCGGAAGACAGCCTCCGTGCGTCGAGTTCGTTGATCAATCGGAGGGCTGCGGGAATGATCGACATATCGGTTCCGCTCACCCCTGGATGGTGGATGGCTCGCCTCTCCCGGAAGCTCATCGTCCGCCAGCGTCGGCTCGAAGCCCTCGACCTCTACATGAAGGGTGAGCCGCCCATCGGTCTCGGGAATCAGGTCATGCGGGACGTCTGGCGGGATTTCTGCCGGAAGTCACGCACGAACTTCGCCGAGCTCGTCGTAGAGGCCCCCCGAGAGCGGATGGGCCTTCAGGGCTTCCGCACAGCTGCTCAGTCCGACGACGTCGGCGACGGGAGTGCCTGGGCGATCTGGAAGGCCAACTGCCTGGATATTGAAGCGACTCGGGTCCACGAATGGATGCTGGCCCTCGGCGACGCCTACGTGATCGTGGGCCTGGACGCCAACCAGCAGCCGTGCATCACGGCCGAAGACCCCCGGCTCGTCATCACCGAGCACGACCCGATGCACCCTCAGACGGTCATCGCCGCTCTCAAGCTGTTCCACGACGATGTCAACGACATCGATCTCGCCTACCTGTACCTCCCGGGCATCGTCTACACGGCCGGCCGCCAGCGGCGAGCTGCTCTGAACAACGCTTCGGCTCCAGTATCGTTCTCACCCACCGGGTGGGGATGGTTGGACACGTCCGCCAGCTTCGACCTGATCGCCGACGCGGCGATCGCCGACCTCGAGGACGACGACTTCGACGCCCTGGTGGGCCAAGCTCTCCCAGACGGCGCCGCCGGCATCGTCCCAGTAGTCCCATTCGCCAACAAGAACCACCGCGGCGAGTTCGAAGGCCATATCGACCTGCTCGACCGGATCAATCACACGATCCTTCAGCGCATGGTCATCTCGACCTTCCAGGCGTTCCGGCAGAGGGCCATCAAGGGGCCGCTCCCCGACACGGACGAAGCCGGCAAGCAGATCGACTACACGAAGGTCTTCGCGGCGGATCCGGGCGCCCTGTGGCTGATCCCTGAGGCCGTCGAAATGTGGGAATCGGGGCAGGCCGACCTCAGCGGCATCCTGTCTTCGATCTCAGACGATGTCGAGCACCTGGCGGCCGTGACCCGGACGCCGATGCACTACCTGTCACCTGGTGACGCTGCCCAGTCGGCTGAGGGAGCCTCCCTGGCCAAAGAGGGTCTGATCTTCAAAACGAACGACCGAATCAGTCGGGCCAGCGTGGGCTGGACGATGGTCATGTACCTGGCGTTCCTGTTCTCCGGCGACGAAGTCCGAGCAGATCTCGGCACCCTCGAGCCGATCTGGAATCCGACCGAGCGCTACAGCCTCTCGGATATGGCCAGCGCCTCAGCCCAGGCAGTCACGGCCCTCCCATGGGAATCGATCATGGAGACGGTGTGGCAACTGTCGCCTGAGCAGCTCGCCCGGGCCAAGACCCAGCGGAGCGCTGACATGGTGGTGGCCCAGCAGATGGCGGCACTCGCGGCCGCGGCAAAGCCGGCGCCGGTAGTCATCGACGAACCACCTCCTGATTCCTGATGGACCAGACCCAGGCCGCCCAGCTGGCCACGGCCCAAGGTATGAGCCAGGAAGCGCTGACGAACATGGCCGTCGGCTACGCCGGCATGGCAGCTCGCGGTTTCGACGGCTGGTACGACCACTCCCAAATCGCCATCTGGGCTACCGAGCTCTCCCAGATGATCGAGGCCATCCAAGGCCAGGCGGCCAGCTCCACCGATGCCTACCTGACGGCCCTCCTGTCGGAGATGAAAGGCCATTCGGTCAATCCGTTCGGCCCTGTCAACGTGGCCGGCCTTCGGGTGGGAGCGAACCACGTCGAGGTCTACGGGCGAGCAGCTGACACCTACCGCTATCAGGTGTCGCTCGGGAAGGACCCGGAGCAGGCCCAAGAGATGGCCGTGCAGCGGGCCCAGGTCATGGCTCAGACCGATGTCCAGCTGGCCCAACGGGCCCAGTCCCAGAAGTTCATGGTCGTCAACAAGGTCACCGGCTACCGCCGAATCATCCATCCGGAGCTGTCCAAGGGTGGGACGTGCGGGCTCTGCATCGCTGCCTCCAGCCGCTTCTACCACCGAGGCGACCTGATGCCAATTCATAATCGCTGTTGCTGCACGACTTCGCCGATTGTGAACAGCGTCGACCCGGGGACCGTCCTCAACAAAGACGACCTGACGGCCCTCTACAAGCAAGCCGGATCGACGTTGGGGAGCCAGCTCAAGAAGGTCCGATACACCATCCACGACAACGGGGAGATCGGCCCGGTGCTCGCGCCGCATGGCGTTCCGTACCGGGGGCCCTCCGACTTGCCCGCTGCAGCCTGATTCACACCTATCCGGTCCCCGTCACGGGGACGACCTCACCGACCCGACAAGGGGAACCATGAAGCTGACCTTGACCGAACCCGTCCTCGTTGGTACCTACTGGCTGTTCCCAGACGGCACGACCCTCCCGCTGGTAGCAGGAGGCGACTTCGAAGGCGAAGGAGGGGGCGCAGGCGGCGGGGGTGGTTCTGGCGGCTCAGGAGGGTCCGGAGAGGGGGGCTCAGGGGGATCTGGCGGCGAAGGTGGCTCCGGAGAGGGTGGGACCGGTGGGGAAGGCGGCAACGAGCCGCTGTTCCCGCCATACACGCCCGTCGCTGAGATGACGTCGGCACAACAGGTCGAATACTGGAAG